TGTTGCAGCAGTTACAGGATTAGATTTTAGAACAGCTTCAGAACAAATACAAAGATCATTTAGTGCTGGTATAGGTGCAGCAGATTTATTTAGAGAAAAAGGTGTTAGAAATATGCTTGGATTCCAAGCTGGTGCAACTGTATCTATCGAAGAAACAGTAAAAGCATTTGAAAAAATATTTGGTAAAGGTGGAAGATTTGGAAGTGCAACTGATGAATTAGCAAATACATTTGAAGGTACTCTATCAATGATTGGAGATAAAATATTTAACTTTAAAAAAGTATTATTAGAAGCTGGATTCTTTGAAGAACTTAAAAATCAATTTGGAGATTTAGATAAATTCTTGGAAAATAATTCTCAAAAGATAGATGAAGTAGCAACAGCAGTTGGTAAAAATTTAGCTAATGCAGTTGTGGGTGCAGTAAAACTAGGGAAAGATTTAGTTCCATTTTTATCAAAAGTTAAAGATCAGTTAATAGGACTTAAAGAAACATTTGATACTTTACCAGCAGTAATGAAACAAGCTGGTATTATAGGTGCTTTGATGCTTGGTAAAAAAGGAATACTAGGTTTAGGTTTAATATTAAAAGCAATAGAAAAAGCAGATGAATTTGGAGAAAAATATGGAAACAAACCTTTAGTATTTCCTGAAATAAAACCATTTGAAAGTGAATTATCAATACCAATAGAACAAGAAGCAATTAAAAAGATAAATGAAGAATTAGAATATACTAATATGATGATGAGAGAATTTGAACATGAAATGTCTGTTAGTGTTCCTTCAGCTACACAAAAAGCATTAGAAAGATTTAAAGAATTAAATTCTGGTGCATTAGAAAAATTTAAAACTAAAACAGAAAACATTAGAGATATTATTATAGATACAGTTGATAGTGGTATTACAAATATGTCGAGAGGTTTAGCAGTAGCTTTTGCAACAGGAAATAAATTAACTGATGTATTTAAAAACATGGCTAGAACTTTAGCAATAAATGTATTAAGTGCTTTAATAGAAATAGTTGCAAGAAAAGGTGTTGAACTTGCTATTGAAAAACTAATTACTAAAGAAAAACAAAAACAGAGGGCTTATTCAATGGGTGGTGGTGCAGATATAGGTGGTTCTTTATTTGGTATGGCTAAATCATTTTTAGGCTTTGCAAAAGGTGGTGCAGTATCTAAAGGACAACCAATCGTAGTTGGAGAACAAGGTGCTGAATTATTTATACCTAACTCATCAGGACAAATTACACAAAATGCTAGAGGAACAGGTGGTGGTGCAACAACAGTTAATTTTAATATCAATACAGTAGATGCTTCAGGCTTTGAAGATTTATTAGTTAGATCAAGAGGAACTATTACACAATTAATTAATAGTGCTGTAAATGAAAGAGGGAGTAAAAATTTAATCTAATGTCTGGTGCTTTTCCAATATCAACTGCTAAGTTTGGAACTTTAGGAATAAAGTCAATTCAAAATACTATTATCTCAAAAACTGTTTCAGGTAAGAAACTTGCAAGACAAATAGACAATCAAAGATGGGCATTTTCAGTTCAAATTATTACAGCTAAAAGATCAGATGTTTATGGAGAGTTAATGGCATTTATAATTAAACAAAGATCAGGCAAAGAAAACTTTACAATTATCCCACCAGAAGTAGAAGATGCTAGAGGCACAGCTAGTGGTACTCCACATGGTACAGCAAGTGCTGGAGATACTTCAATTACATTAGGTGGTACAGGTACAGGCACATTAAAAGCTGGAGATATGATTAAATTTGCTAATCATTCTAAAGTTTATATGGTCGTTGCAGATCAATCAGATATTTCAACAGGAACTTTAACAATAGAGCCACCTTTAACAACAGCAGTTTCTTCTTCAGATATTCAATATGATAATGTTCCATTCACAGTACACTTAACAAATGATGTTCAAGAATTTGGTGTATCTGGTGCAGATAAAGATGGTAATTTATATTATGAGTATCAATTTGATGTTGAAGAATCCTTATAGATGAAATACAAAGTAAAATATTGGATTAGTGTTGATTTTTTAGCAGAAGAAATAATAGAAGCTGATGATTTTAATGCTCAATCCTTGAATCAAGGTAAGTATAGTGAACCATCTAAAAATGCCACTTATACTGTCAATGATGCAATAAAAATTAATAGAAGAACATTTGAGGAATATGACGAGAAGCCTAACAACAGCGATAAAGAACGAACTAGCAACAAATGATATTAGACCAATCCATCTTATCACTATTGGGTTCTCTACTCCTATTAACATTACTGATTGTTCTTTTCCATTAACCTCATCAGTATCAGGTTCATCAGTTACTTATAATGCTTCAGATCATTTATTAGGTATATCTGACTTTTCCGAACAAACAGATGTAAGTAAATCTAGTATTACTTTAACTTTATCTGGTGCAGATCAAACTTATATATCAACAGTATTAAATGAAAATGTTATTAATAATACTGTAACTATTTTTAGAGGTTTATTAGATGATGATAATACAATATTTAATGACCCTTTTTTACTTTACAAAGGAAGTATAGAAAACTTTGAAATACAAGAACAAACAAAATCAAGCACACTATCATTATCTATTGTATCTCATTGGGCAGATTTTAATAAGAAGAATGGTCGTAAAACAAATAACACTTCACAACAAAGATTCTTTAGTACAGATGTTGGAATGGATTTTAGTTCTCAAACAGTACAAGATATTAAATGGGGTAGATCATAATGCAAGACATTATCTCTCTTTATAGAAATTATAACAGATACAATGATTGTTCAGATAATGATTTGATTAACCATCTTATGCCAAGCATATCTTTAAATCAGTTTAAGAAACACTATGATAATAATAAATTAATAGGATTTACTAATTGGGGTTTATTATCTGATGAAGCACATAATCAATTTAAACAAACAGGATTAATAGATAGTAAGGATTGGAAATCAGGAAATAATCTTTGGCATATAGAAACAATATGTAAATATAATCTTAAAAATATTATTAAGTGGACTAAGTCATTTTTAACTAAACAATTTGGAATAGGTAAAGAGATTAATTGGATAAGAATTAAAGATAATAAAATTGTTAGAATTGTAACAAGAACAACTAAAGAGGCTTGGTTATAATGGGTGGATTTGTAGGTAAAGTTGTAGGTACTGTCGCTAAAGCATCAAAATTCTTTGGAAACATGAATCCTTTAGTGTCTTTAGGTATAACTTTATTTATATCATGGGCATTAAGACCTAAAGTTCCTGACATTCCTGATTTTGGAACTAATCAATTTGATGATTTTGAAAGAGGTATCTTACTTAACAAACAATCTAATGACTCAAACATTCCTGTTATTTATGGAGAAAGACTTACAGGTGGAACTAGAGTATTCATGGAAACTTCTGGAACAGATAACACCTATTTATATATGTCTATCGTTATGGCAGAGGGAGAAATAAACGATATAGAGGAAATATTAGTAGATGATAAAGTAGTTACTTGGGCAAGTGCCTTATCTGATGGAACAGAAGTAGAAGTAAATAGTTCAGATTCTAATTTTTATAAAGACTCAACAAGTTTAATTAGAGTACAACCTTTTTATGGAACAGATGGTCAATCAGCATCTAGTTTATTATCAACATTGGATAATTGGGGAACTAACCATAAACTATCTGGTCTTTGTTATCTAGCTATAAGGTTTAAATGGAATCAAGACGCATTTACAGGAGTTCCAAAAGTACAAGCTAAAATTCAAGGTAAAAAAGTTAAAACATATAATGCAAGTTTAGTTGAACAAACTGCAAGTTATTCTACAAACCCATCATGGTGCTTATTAGATTATTTAACAAACGCAAGATATGGAAAAGGATTAGCAATTAGTGAAATAGATTTACAATCTTTTTATGATGCTTCTTTAATTTGTGAAACACAAGTTACACCATATTCTGGTGGTAGTGATATAAACATATTTGATATTAATACTGCAATAGATACATCAAGAAGTATTTTAGATAATGTTAGAGAGTTCTTAAAAGGTTGTAGAGGTTATTTACCATACAATGCTGGTAAGTATAATTTAATTATAGAAACAACAGGCACAGCATCTATTACATTAACAGAAGATAATATTATAGGTGGTTATTCATTATCTACTCCAACAAAAAATGACAGATATAATAGAGTTATAGTTGGATTTGTAAATCCTGATAGAAATTATCAAGTTGATGAAGTTCAATTTCCACCAATAGATGATTCAGGATTACCAAGTGCAGATCAACATGAAACAATGAAAACTGCTGATGGTGGTTTTTTATTAGAGGGTAGATTTGATTTCACAACAATAACTTCACAATACCAAGCTGAAGAAATGGCAGAGGTAATACTTAGAAGAAGTAGAGAAGCATTATCTTTAGGTATCAATGTTGATTTTAATGGTTATGATTTAGCTATTGGAGATATAGTTAATATTACACATTCAAGTATTGGTTTTTCTGCTAAACCTTTTAGAGTGATTGGAATTACTTTTAATCAAGATTTAACTGTAGGTTTATCATTGGTCGAATACCAAGCTAGTCATTATACTTGGGCAACAAAAGTACAAGCAACAACAGTACCATCAACTAATTTACCTAATCCATTTAATGTTCAACCACCAGCAAGTGTAACACTAGATGACCAATTAATTGAATACAATGATGGAACAGTTATTGTAGCTTTAGATGTTACTATTGGTGCAAGTCCAGATAGCTTTGTAGATTTTTACCAAGTAGAATATAAATTAAGTTCAGATTCAAATTATATTATTTACGCACAAGGTTCAGGATTAAATCACAGAGTCTTAAACGTAATTGACCAACAAACTTATGATGTAAGAGTTAAGGCAGTTTCAAGTTTAGGTACATCTTCAACTTATGTAACAGCACAAAGAACAATCATTGGTGCTATTGCACCACCAAGTGATGTAGAAGATTTTTCATGTAATATTGTTGGACAAGAGGCTCATTTAAGCTGGAATCAAATACCTGATTTAGATTTAGCATACTATCAATTAAGATTTAGTGAAGAAATAGATGGAAGTGCAGATTGGCAAAACTCCGTTAATTTAGTTTCTAAAGTATCAAGACCAGCAACTTCAATTTCTGTACCAGCTAGGGCTGGAACTTATCTTATTAAAGCTGTAGATAAATTAGGAAACTTTAGTTCTAACGCAACTGCTATTATTTCTAATGTAACTGATGTTGTTAATCATAACGCAGTAGCAAGTCAATCAGAACACCCTGACTTTTTAGGAACTTTAACAAATACAGTTATAGCAGATGATTCAATTAGATTAGATTCTTCAGAATTGTTTGATAGTGGTAGTGGTAACTTTGATGATGAAACAACTAGATTTTTTGATTCTGGTGTAAGTAATGCTGACTTCTTTGCAACAGGTAATTATGAATTTGCAGATGTTATTGATATTGGTGCAAAACATACAGCTAGAATTACAGCATCATTAACTCAAAGTTCAGATAACCCTGATGACTTATTTGATAATAGAACAGGATTATTTGATACAGCTTCATCTAACTTTGATGGAGATACACCAGCAAACTGTGATGCTCATTTAGAAATAGCAACTTCAGATGATAATATAACTTATACTGCGTTCCAAAATTTTGTAATAGGAAACTATACTGCGAGATATTTTAAATTTAGAGTATTCTTAACGTCAAGAGATTTAGCATCAACTCCTGTTGTTAGCCAAGTATCTGTAACAATAGATATGCCTGATAGAATATTTAGTGGAAATGATATAACTTCTGGTGCTGGAACATATACTATAACATTTACAAACCCATTCAAATCTGTTAATTATGCAGTTGGAATTACAGGCGAAGATTTAAACACAGGAGATTTTTTCGTTGTAGAAAATAAAGCAATAGATTCATTTGATGTAACATTTAAAAATTCAGGTGGTACAGCAGTAAGTAGAACCTTTGATTTTATTGCAAAAGGCTTTTAAAAGGAGTATAAGAAAATTATGGCACAAGGCGATTATTTAATTCAGAACCAATCATTCCCAAGTTTCAGATCAGATTTAAACTCTACTTTAGAGGCTATCAATACATCTAATTCAGGAACATCAAGACCAAGTTCAGCAGTTGCTGGAACTGTTTGGCTAGATACTACTTCAGCAACTACACCTACTTTAAAATTCTATGATGGTGCTGATGATATTTCTTTGGCACAATTAGACTACACAGCTAACACAGTTAATTGGTTAGATTCAACAGTAGCAACAGATTTAGTAAATGACACAACTCCACAATTAGGTGGTAGTTTAGATGTTAATGGTAATTCAATCGTTTCAGTTTCAAATGGAAATATTTCAATCACACCTGATGGAACAGGAAAAGTTATTTTAGATGGTTTATCACACCCAACAGCAGATGGAACTAATGGTCAATTTATGAAAACAGATGGTGCTGGAAATTTAAGTTTTGATACAGTAGATTTAACAAACTTATCAGCATCAAATTTAACAAGTGGTACTTTACCAGATGCTAGATTTCCTAGTGTACTTCCAGCAGTTAGTGGTGCTAACTTAACTAACTTGCCTAGTGGTGGTAAAGTTTTACAAGTTCTTCAATCTACTTTGACGAGTGATATTAGTACAAGTGCTGGTTCTTATGTAGATACTGGTTTGTCTTTAGCTATTACTCCAGCTGCTACAGATAGCAAAGTATTAGTTTCTATGA